GCTAGAAATTGTTCAATAGAACTTTTGTATTCATTCAACTTACGCTCAAATATTAAGAAGACGTTAGTCTCTTCCATTTTTCTTCTCTTCTGCTTTTAAGATTTCCCTATCATCTAGGTTTAAATCTTTAGCTATTTCTAAACCAAGTCTTGCACCCGCAAGCTTTTCTGTGCGCTGAGACTTATCAAGCTCAGTTGCCAGTCTAGCCCCGACTTGAGCGCCAGCCCTTCTATCCTCTGACTTAATTCGCATCTCTTGGATGTCTGAATTTGTTTCAGCCTTCATCTTGTCAAGCTCAAGCTTGGCTTGATCCATTTCCATTTTGTGCTGTAACTCTTGCTCCTTAATGGAAAGTTCACGCTGCTGTATCTGAGTAAGTGGGTCTTCGGCTTGCCTCTGAGCTTCTGCTTGTTGTGCTTCTTGCTGATTGCTTTGCGTGATTTTTTGAGCAGCTTCTGCAACAAGCTTTGACAGCTCGAACTCTACATCTTCTGGCAGTGGAGCGTCTGGGTCTGGGAGCTCAACTCCAAGTTTTAATTGTATTTGATTGCGATATTCCATCGCTACATGTTCAGTGATGTGAGAAGACATGGCTGATTGTATCGCAGAAGCAAACGGAGACTGACCAACCATCTCTTGTATTTTAGGGTCTTGCATTGCCGCCATATGAGTTTGAATGTGCGCTTGATGATCCTGATAAGCAAAAGCTTTGACTGGCTCTTGCTGTAGAATTGACATGTTTTCCGTGACAGGGTCTTTGGGTTTGATCTCGTCTGGCAGCTTTATGATATCATCAGCATCTTGAATGCCAAGAACCTCTAACATCTGACGATGAAGCTTACCCATATCATACAATTGAGGCGCTTGCTGAGCAAGCTGTAGGGCGGATTGGTACTGCATGATGCGCTGGGCCATAGTAGCCGCGTTCGGATCGGATACTGGAATTACATCTACCCTGCCATCAAAATCTTTTGTTCGGTTGTGATCGCCTTCCATTTCATAGACATACTCGGCTGGCATATAGTCATGGATAACCTTTGCCAGTAAACGAAGCTCACGCTTCATTGCCGCATGCATACGAGACTGAACTCCAGACATAACCTTCATGGATCGCTCCATGAGCGCGAGCGTTGTCCCGACTGGGGCTTGCGCATTCATGTCACCTACTTGGATGTCAGCAACTGATCCAATGCGTCGGCCTTCTTCAACAATGTTTCCGAGTAACTGATACAGTACGCCTGACGGCTCTTTGTAAGGGATAAACGTAATTGCGTCACGAATAGCACCGCCCGGTACGTCCACATCCCTAAATTCACCCGGCATAAGAGGAGAATCATCACCTTTAATACGCATCCCGCGAGCTTTAAGACCAGCAGGTAAGTTCGATAACGTACCTGCATCAACAAGCTGACGAAGTATGGATGTCGCGGATTTCGCAAGACCACCGATAAGATGTATAAGACCTGTCCCATAGAAGCCGAGACCGGGGAGATATTTGTAATGTACGAAATGTAATCTCTTCTTTTTCTTTTCATCTTCACTATACCAATTCCGACGAATAGACAGAACGGTAGAGGAGGATTTGTCTATTGTTACAACATAAGGGAGCGCCAAGCCGTCAGGATCAGAGTGATCTCCGCCAAGGTCCAAGTTAGCATGCACTTCAAGGATGGTATGCCTGTCATCATCTTCCATAACAGCCGATTCACCATCAAGCTCATCGTACTTATCTTCGATATCTGTTCTGTCTGGGGAAGGCTCTGGCAGGTCTACATCACGATAGAACCCATTAACTTGAAGCTCAAGAACTTCGTTAGAGGTTTTCTTCATAACGTGAGTGTATCGCTCACACGTACCTAAGTCAGATGAACCATATGCAACTACAAAGTCTTCCGCTGGAACAAACATAGCGGCTGGGCGCTCATTGATTGGATCATAATAAACTTTTTTGAAGGCAGAGCCAGCAAGTGGAAGTTTAAACAGCATCTGCTCTGTTTCTTCGCGGTACTCAACCATCTCCTCAGTAAGGAGATAGTTCATTTCTGTCTCTACGCGCTGAGACTGTTTGTATTTTTCTGTAGATAGTTTGCCCATGATCTTGGTGCGAACAGGACCAGAAGCAGGGAAAAGCTCGCCCATGGCCTGTGCTTGGAATCGAACAACAGATTCTGTTAGAAGAGGGTGGAAAACACCCGAAGCCCCAGACCAAGGCTGTTGACGTTCCTCAATCTTTAGACCTAGCAAGTCTAAGCCTTTCACATAGGCTCTTGCCCAATCTTTACGAGATTCACGGTCAGACTCAAACTCTTCTATTAATTCTGAGGAAAGAATTTGAAGTTCCTGATCGTCCATGAACTCAGCCAAATTGCTTTCATGGTCAGGGCCAAGAAGTTCATCTGTTATGTCACCAGTGAAATCAATAACAATACTACCATCGTCAGTCTCCATGGAAACTGCATCTGGGTTCACAATTTCAATTTCCAGATCAGCCTCTTTATCTTCATCATCCTGCATTTGATCAGGGTCAAAAGGTTCCATAGGTTTTGTAATAGCCATGCTGTTTTCCTCTATGCTCCACAGAACTATAGCAGATCAATTAATAATATTCCACTGGTCTTATGTATTTAGGCTTATCGTCATAATCATCACTTGATGATCTGATCCATCCACCCTGTCTGAATCGTATCAATGCCTGTGACACGGAGTCAACATAGTCATCATGTTCTCCAGAGGGAAACGACGCACACTCTTCAATAACATCGTATGATCCTTTTGTTGGGGGATGCCACACTACGCCGCTTGCAAACAGGTCAGTTACTGCATTCACACGAGCAATTTTGTCTTGCCCACGAGACGGCGTAAACTCTGTAACGGGCAGACCCATCGCCCTAAGCTCGAATATTAATGGCGCACCTGAAGCTTTCTTTTCCACAATCAATTGATCTGGCTCATACTCCCAGTACTTCTCATAAGCAAGCTGCTTTAGCTCTGGAAACTCTAGCTTTTCCTTATACGCATCTAACAATATTAGGTTTGGAGTAGTACCATTATTAATGTCCGAGTGATAGAATATCCCCCAAGTTGTACAGGCGCTGTAATCTGATCTTTGTGTTTTCAGGAAGGCAGTATCCCAAGACTGAAGTATTGCCTGACACATAGGGGGTTCTTCATGTTCCCACTCATTCCACCATTCTCGCTTAATAAGCGCACCCTCTTCAGAGGTTGGGTTCTGTTGATACTGAGCATTCCACTTTGATACTGGAATCTCAGCCTTAATTGCTTCTAGCTCATGCTTTCCCCAGAACTCAGGCCATAATGATTTCCCAGAAGGCATGATTGCCGGAAGTTCTATTACCTTCCAATCATCAGTGCCTTCAATCTCAGCCGATCTCTTAATGATTTGTCCTGTAAGATCGCGCTTTGACCAGCGTGTCATTACAATAATGATAGCCCCACCGGGCTGTAACCGCTGGCGGGGGCCAGATGTATACCATTCATAAACACGATCATAGACTTCTGGGTTGAACTGACCTTGCTGAGCTTCTTGTTCTGAGTGAGGATCGTCAATAATCAAGACATCCGCACCCTTACCAGTTACCGCACCGCCTACACCAATAGCAAAGTAGTCACCTTGCTTGTTAGTGTTCCAGCGTCCTGCGGCTTTTGAGTCAGAGGAGAGCTCAATGCCAGAAAAAACATCCTGAAAGTCCTCGCCTTGGATAAGGTTACGAACCTTACGACCAAAGCCTACTGCCAGTTCCGCTGTGTGAGCAGTTTGAATTATCTTTTTTTGTGGGTACTGACCAAGATACCAAGCAGGAAAAAGATAAGAAGCAAATTCAGACTTTGTATGCCGAGGCGGCATGTTAATAATTAAACGCTTCAGCTTTCCGCTGGCAACCTGCTCAAAGGCATCAGCCATAGTTTTATGATGCCTACCGCCAATGAAGCTAGGCCACATCATTTTGACAAACTCTAGAAAATCAGTTCTGGCATTTTCTTTTGACCGAGCCGAATCAAGAGCCTCAAGCTCTTTTAGAATTTCTGCCCTCTGATCTAGAGGGAGTGTTGATATCTTTTCTAAGATATTTGAATGCTTACCCATGATTTGAAAAATTCATAAACTTTACGGACCAGCGCCATTCATCATCTTCCATAAGGATTATCTTCACCAGTAACTATTTTTTTCTTTTTTTCATACGGAGTATCGACTCTGGAAGGCTCATCTCGCTCAACCCACCCATCATACGGCAGGACGTCAGGAACTGCAAACTCATCCTTCGTGGGTATGTAATTAGTAGAAGAAAATTTATCTAACCAAGTAGGCAGATCGTATGATCTACGAGGATACGGCATAGGCGTCGGTCGCTCAGGATACGGAGCAAACCCACCGAATTGACGTTGCATGGAAGGTCCATATTGGCTTCTGTATGCGCCCAATCCACCCATCATCCTGTTCTGACCCTGCATTTGCTGCTGTCTCTCAAGTTCTTGAATGCGGTAGCTTTTGTAATCACCAGAGCGTTCGAACCTACGTCTGAGCCTACTTAATTCAGCTTGCTGTTCTTTACTTGGCATTAAGCTCTTTTCGTAATCTACAAAGGCTTGGTATCTTTTGTTTCCCTCAAATGGATTTTGAGGCTGACCTGCTGTTTCAGGTTCATAGGGCATAGGTTGAGGTCTTGGCGATTCAGGTTCGTATACATGAGGTCTTGGCGAGTCAGGTTCGTACGGCATAGGTTGAGGTCTTGGTTCATATGGCGTGGAGTACGGATTGTAGTAACTCGGAAATGGAGTATTGTATTGCTGGCTTTGGTACGCACTGTAGCGCGACCCACTCCCAAAAGGGCTCTGCCCGTAAGAAGGTTCTTGCCCACCCTTGGTGTTGCCGTAAGAAGGTTGCTGCTGCCGAGGGTACACAGACCGCTGCGGTAAGCCATATCCACCGCCCATTCCTCCTCCTGCTCCTGCACCCATATCCATTCTCCTGAAAGTACTAAAAGTAAGCATAGCAAACAAATTGCCTCTTGAAAAGTTCTATTGAACTTAACCTGCTTGCAATGAGTGAGCGTATATGTATTATAATATATAATATATATAATATATATAATACTCTCTCTCTAAGAGAGAGAGATATAGTATATTATAATTATATATAATATAACTAGC